AACTTTGACAGTAATAATAAGTTGGTATCATACACAATTACCAAAAGAGATGCAATAGTTAATGGTGTGTCAAGAGTTTTTAGGAGAGTAATTGGGGCACAAGATCAAAAACCATTTTTAAAACTGTTTTTACCTGAACAAAATGTGTTAGGTGTAACGTCAATAATACATAAGGAAGGAACTAACTTCACATCTAACCCGTCAACCTCCGAATTCCAAGATGAGAAAAACAGGTGGTATGAAGTTAAGAGTTTAATGGAGGATAAGGTATTCCTCCCAAATAAAACCAAAACATCAGACACAGATAATTTTACTGCGGGTGAATACAAAAGAGTAACAAACAAATTTATTTCAGAATATACACCTGAAGGATATATGTCAGTGACTTTTGGATCTGGTAATATTGATCCACTTGATAACTTAGACAAGTTTAACGAAGGTAAGTTGAAGGTTAACTTGGCATCATATTTAAATAATTTATCATTAGGGTCAACACCTAAGAAAAACTCAACTGTGTTTATCAAATATAGAATAGGTGGAGGTAAAAATAGTAATCTTGGTGTTAATGTAATAACAAGTGTAGAAAATATAGAGTTTAATGTGACAGGACCATTAGGAAATGTCAATAGTCAAGTTATACGTTCTTTAAATGCGACCAATGTAACCCCTGCGGTAGGTGGTTCAGATCAACCCACAATTGAGGAAATAAGAAATATGGTGGGATATAACTTTGCAGCACAGGATAGAGCGGTAACACTTAATGATTATAAAGTTTTGATAGAGACGATGCCTTCCACATACGGTGCACCTGCAAAAGTAAATGTCATGGAAGAAGACAATAAAGTTAAAATAAAACTTCTTTCCTACGATGATGAGGGTAACTTAAATGATACTGTTTCAACAACACTTAAAAACAACATATTAAGGTATCTAACGAACTATAGAATGATTAATGACTATATTGATATACAAAGTGGAGAAGTCCTTGATTTAGGGTTAGAAATCGATTTATTAATTGATAAGAATATTAATCAGACAGACGTACTCAAAGAAGTGGTTAGTCAATCAACATCATTCTTCAACATCGAGAAAAGAAAAATGGGTGACCCACTGTTTGTAGGTGAGTTACAGAAAGAAATATCAAATATATCTGGAATTGTTAATGTTGTTGACTTAAGAGTTTTTGGAAAAACAGGTGGAGAATATTCACCGGCGGAAGTAAGTCAAGGATATAGTGACGAGGAAACAAAACAAGTTGCTCAGTCAGATTCAACAATTTTTATGAAGAGTAACCAAATCTTCCAAATTAGATTCCCTAATAAAGATATAAAAATTAGGGTTAAATCTTTAGGTTCCACTACATTTTAAAATTCTTTTTCTGTATTATTATTAATTAAGGGAAACTATGTTCCAATCTATTTATATGATATGATGCAGAAACACAGAATACGTACTGAAATAGGAAATAATCAAAAATTGACTGTAGAGTTAAAACAAGATTATGACCTATTAGAAATACTTTCACTCAAATTTAGTCAAAAAGATGCATATACATCTCTTTGTGCTGATTATGGGGTGGTCTGTGGTAGAATCAGTGCAAACAATGGATTTGGTGTTGCAAATGCAAGGGTATCTATTTTTATACCGTTGGATGATGTTGATGAACAAGATCCTGTAGTATCAGCACTTTACCCATATAAATTAACACAGGACACAAATACGGACGGATACAAGTACAATCTATTCCCAAAAAGGAAACAACACACAGGACATACTCCTACAGGTACATTTCCTGATCAAGAAGACATTCTAACAAGAGAGGAAGTACTATATGTGTATGAAAAATATTATAAGTACACTGTAAAGACTAACGACGCTGGTGATTTCATGATATGGGGGGTTCCTGTTGGTAAACAAACAATACATGTAGATGTAGATTTGTCCGACATGGGGTGTCAGTCATTAGTACCTTATGATTTTATCTATGAAGGGGTTTCTGAAGAAAAGTTTGAAAACAATTACTCATTTAGAAGTAGTTCTGATATTGGGAGTTTACCACAGACATTAACTTTTGAGGAGAGTTTAGAAGTTTATCCTTTTTGGGGTAACGAGGATTTATGTGAAATAGGAATTACAAGAACAGATTATGATTTATCTGAACAAGGTATTAGGATAGAACCATATTCAATCATGATGGGCGGAACCTTTACTGATTCAGGAAAGGAATCGGTAAGAGTTAGGTGTAATGTTGATAACCAAATGGGGGAAAAATGTTCACTCATAACTGGCGAAGGAGACGTTGAGGCAATCAGGTTTTCTGGTTATTATGAAGATAATGATGATGGGACTCCAAATTATGAAAGACCAATATTAGAAGCAATACAGTTAGATTCACAGATAGATAAAGAAGGTAATTTCTTTTTCAGGGTTCCTATGAATATGGGATACAGAATCACAAATGAATTCGGTGAATTGGTAGAGACTAAAGACACCCAAAGAGGTATACCAACAAGAGGAACATATAGATTTAGACTTTCATTACAAAATGATAATGGTCAGAAAAAACAATACAGGGGTAAGTATTTGGTACCACAAATTAAAGAACATAATAACGTTACTGGTAGTGGTGCTACCTCTATAAATCCGAAGGCGTATGCATTTTCAGATAATTTAGATGACTACCCCACAGAATCGTTAGATGATATTACAGGTATTAACAATAATGGATTCTCAAATGACATGTTTTATTCTTTTAGGTATAATAGAGTATACACGGTATCATCATTCATTAATCAATATATTAATAAAGGTTGGTGGGAACAGGCCTTTTCTTTCTTCGTTAAGGATAGAAATGAGTCATTTATTGGTATAAAAGAAATCCAACCTTCAATCGAAGAAGATTGTGCGAACAACAATGAATACTTCCCAATAACGGATGCGGTGAGGAATCATAAGTTTAAATTTTTAATTATAATTATTTTAAACTTTTTAGAAAGAATATACTTGATTGTCACTCAGTTCGCTATTGATTTTATCGTGGAGTTTCTTTTCGATATAAGTGAAATTCTTTATGGTTTTAGAATATATATAAAATATATTATTAATTGGAGACCTTTTAAAACACCGGCCACAAGATTGGCAATGACCGCCAAAACAATTCAAATAACAACAATTAGACGGTTAGGTTTAATAAATTACCCCGATTGTTATGAGTGTAATCAAGACCCTACCACGGGAGACGACACCGGTGGTGGAGGTGGTGGAGACTATTACGATTATGTATACGTGACTCCAGGGACTGAAGAACAATACATAATATCTAATTCATTATCACCAATTACCACAAATTTAAATGGAACACATTCTTATAGTCCTAATGATGGTGACACTAGTACTGACTTGACATTATCAATACCTTCTGTTACGGATGAAAAAAATTATATTCTAAAATATATAACTGTCGCAGGTGTTACGCCAGTTCAAGAAGTAACCGCTACGCAAGAAAATATTGACAATGGAGATTTAACCGCAATTGACGGACCACAATCTGGTGCACCCGCAACCGCACTTACCGATATAATGGTGGTTGGGGTTGCTGGAGTTACTGAAGAATATAAATACGAATTTGTTGGTTTCGGGTCGTCTTATCCTATAACAGGTAATATTATTTATGATATTATGGGTGATGTGTTTTTTGAAGTATTTGATGCAAATGGGGTTCCTACGGGGGAAGAACAACCACTTTATGTAAGTGGGACGGCAATATATTCAACATACATGATGAGGGTACATTCGGTATACTTTGTCTCTGAAAGAACTTTGGTGGTAGATCCAAACGGTTCAAATGCGGAATCAGGATGTGAAAAATATGACTCAATATATGATCCATCTTGGACCTCAGGTAATTTTAGTAATGGGGAAATCACTGGTGGTGATATGGCCTTAAAGGCATACGTATCCTCAACCAATGACTATAATTACTTTAAAAACAACCCTAACAACTACAGTAACTATCCTGACATCTTCATTGATACTGAGAATCCGTGTGATTATGTGCCACCACCTAACGATATTGTGGCGACGTTTAGTCGGTCTGCAGAGAATTACCATTTAGGTAGTAGTTGGAGTGGTAATGATTTCCCAAGAAGAGTTTGTTTAAGTACTGGTTGGGTTGCAAATAATGGAGATCGGGGAGGAACAGCATCGGGACACTCTGAATTTGTTGATGGACAATACACTTTAGTTGCGGCAACAGGAAAAAACTATTATTTAATACTAAACTACTCACGTAGAAAATTACTCGGTAAACTTATGTGTGCGGGAGTAACTTCATATACGTTTAGTAACAGTTGGTTAAATGGGTCGTTATACTTTTTTCAATTTAGAAGAAGGAAAGGTGGTGACAACGCTAAATATTGTAAAGACGTAATGCACCGTGTGGTAGATGATAATGGAACACATTATTATTATAGATCATCACCTTACAATAGTGGTAATTTTATTGGAAATAGTAATAGGATTTTATTTCCAACAACTGTTATGGATTTAGGACCAAGAAATATGTTCATTAAAGAAATTTGTGTTGATCCCGAATTAGATGTTAATTGTTCTGTTTCTAAAAGTATAGGCAATACTTCATATCAAGACATTAATGACCTCATGGAGTGGATTATTGCATCTAAAGAAGTTAAAGAACAAGGTAAATTGCAGGTGAAAGACTTATTCGATAAAAGACCGGGTGGTGCTATGGATGGGGACATTGTACAATTATTAAATTTTAATTCACAAGTCGGAATATATGGGTATGACGACGAAGATGACCAAAGTCCATATTATCCACCTGGTGGTGTTATAACCTATGACGGAGCAGGACCACTAAGTCTTCCTTTTAGGTTTTCTGAGGATGATGAGGATACTGAAATCGTAGAGAAAGACGGTACGTTACTTAGGTTATGTATTAACTCCGCAGGTAATTTAACAGAAACGGCGCAGGACATCCCATTTTATAAGTGGGATAAAAAAGGTGACGGATTTGGTGGTGTCGGGTCAAGTGATACCGAGAATCAGAATTGGGATAGAGGAACCATACACACAACAAAATATCAAGGTGGGTGGACCTATCCAGGATTAATGGAGATAGACCCATACAATGATGCGGGTGGAGATCCAACAGATTTTATAAATAGTCATTATTATGACGGATCTATATTACCACCAATACGAGAATGTGATGAGGACAACTATGTTCCAAATAAGATCCCACTCGGAGGACCCTTCTTTTTCTATTTTGGTTTAAGATCAGGAAAAACAGCGTGGAATAAATTCGTTAAAAACTTCGGTCCATTATGATAAAAAAGAAAATTGTATCTCCGAGTAAACGTTATAAAAAGGCGGAATCTGAAGACTTAACTTTAAGAATAAATTTTGAAGAAGATAAAAGTTTATTAAGAGAAGGTGATAAAAATATAGTATTAGACATTGCGGAACTTTATAGAAAGGAACGTAATGAAAGTACCAAATATAGAATTTACGGTAAGATGAATATGGTGTTTAGAAACACATATAGTGGAACCACCACATATGATCCTTTACGTAATAACCTTTATGTTATTGGTGATGGTCTTGATGGGGATTTTACAGGGTATTTACCATACAACGAATTTGCGTTCATTAGGAACGATTATGTTAGGGAAGTCTCTATTTCAACAGGTACTACAATGGGGACCTATGACCCCAACATATTTATAACGGGCGATACCACACACAGAGTAATAAATGAAATAGATTCTGCATCTACAAATTGGAATGTGTTTTTATCCTATGTCTACGATAAAGATCCAACACACCAAATGAAGTATACTTTATCGGGTGATACTGAGTACAGTTTTACCGCATCTAACGGGGTACCGTTTAGGGTAACGGAGTATCCGAATTACTACGAACTTATAAGTCCAATACCACATAATATGAAACAGGGGGAATTTGTAATAGTTTCAGGAACTTCAATAAGTAGTGGTACTGAATTAGATAGAATATTCCCAATATCTTCAGTAGGTAATGAAATATTTGACTCTGAGAAATATGTATTAATCATACAAAAGTCGGCACTATCTAATTCACAAACAATGAGTGGGGTGGTTTTCGGTAAAAGATGTATAGACAAATTAAGAATGTCGGGAACAACATCTGAGTATTATGTTCATAAACATAAAATACTTACAAATACCGACGACTGTATAATAGATAGAACAGGTTTTGAAACACCTGTTTTTGAAATAGAGAGAAAACTACAATTCGAGACTGCAGACAATAGAAATGATGTATATACGGTACAAAATAGACCTGAAACCGTATTATTTCACTTTAAAGATGAAATAGATATAAATGGTTTAACAAATAATTTAGGATATACAATAACTGACGCGTACGTAACAAAGGTTTTTAAAAATGGAAATGGATATTTCCAATATCCTCCAAGACATGGATATAAATTTCATTTTCATAATGATTGGGTTGATAATCACTTTGATAGAACATTTGCGGGATCGGATTCGGGACTCCAATCAACTAATTTTACTAATAGTGGTTTTACATTTAGTCAGGGTACTGAACTTCAGAAAGATGATGAGATGTTAGGTGCATTTGTGGAATACAACAAAGAAGATTTTAAAGAAACTATATTGTCTGAGTCGTTCCATAAATACACAATTGATTATACCATTTTTAATCATCAACAAGTTAATCCGTTTGCGGGATCAACAACGACAAACCCTTTAGGGTTATACTACCAACCTCACCAAAGAGTTAAGTTAAGAGAATTGTCACCATATGTGGAGACCGCAAATACGGATCAAATATATGGTCTACCAGAGAATTCTGTTTACGATGAATATAGGGTCTTATGGAAATGGAGAGATTTATACGATCATGGTTATATTGATCCTGATGGGTTTGGGACAAACCACCCATTTACAAACGGACAACATTACGTCAAATCTGACATAAACTTTTACCTTAGAAATGAAGAGACTTTTATGAATAAAAATGATGGTCTTACTAATTTCAGTGAGGATAACGACGGACTCTGTTAGATGAAAATTAGATTTAATCAAAATAATAAGAACTTATTAATTAATAAGGAACAAAACTTTAAAACCGACGCGGGGTGGGATGAGAATTTCCAATCGTATGAGGACGAGGTCTTAAGAGATATTATTAATCCTGTGGAGAATTATGAAACTAATAGGTATGTTCATAAACCTTACGTTTCTACAATAGGTCAAGCACCTGGTTCAGGAGACACGTCAGCTCCTGA